TGAACTCGTCATAGGAGGGGAAGTTATACAACGCGTACCGAGTGATTTCTTGGCGATTTATTCAGATAACTATGTCACACAGACGAAACAACACAATTTAGCTAAACTCGTCGGTAAACCACCTCTCGAGTTTTCGGGTACACCCGTTACAAATAACTCTATATTGGGATACCTTGGGTACGCAACATCCGATACCAAATATTTTATCGATATACCTTTTTACTTTTATAATACTCCTGAACTTGCGATACCATTATGTGCCATAACGCAACAAGAAGTAGAGATAGTCATAAAATTGAGAGATGTAAAAGACTGTATATACGGTAAACATACAGCAGATCAAGAATCTTATTATACCGGGGAGTCTCCAAAAGGACTCATAAAAAGTATAAAACTAACCACTGAAATGATTTCATTAGACGAAGAAGAAAAACAAAAGATAAGTAATCAAAGAACAGATTACATTATAACTCAAATACACGAAAGTAAATCTATAATACCAATAGATGCAACTTTAGATAATTATATAGATGTTACTCACAGACTCCAATTTAAAAATCCTATAAAAGAACTTTTTTTCATCGTACAAAGATTAAGAAAAGTTACAGATGGTCATTTTGTAAGTAATTTTGATTATGATTCTGTATTTCAATTGTATAATAATGATTATACAAATTATGAACACTTAAAAAGTCTGGAACTTATACTCGACGACTCAGTTATATTAGATGAAAAAACGGGTAGTATTATTAACTTACGCGCAGTACAAAGTGGTATACATCACACGCGAACGCAATTGTTCAGACGATATTATTCATATAGTTTTGCACTTGAACCAGAACGGTGGTACCCAACAGGTCAAAGAAACTTTAGTTTAATTAAAGATCAAATAGTAAAAATGAAAATAACACCCGATATATATGCACAAAGAGAACTTAGAGTTTTAGGCCTAAGTTATAACATACTCCGTGTAGAAAACGGTATTGCTAAAACACTGTTTAACTTATAATGAATCAACAAGAAAAAGACGCGAATATAAACTTAATGGAACAAATACAGGAATCTGCTATTAATATTATCCAGCCTGTTCTCGAACGGTCTATGGTACTCGCAGCAGAATACGCAAAAGCGTGTGGACGTGATATGATTCTCGCCGAAGACATGGAATATGCCATGAAATATTGTGCTATGAATGAAGTTGGTAAAAAAATGGGTTCACATTTTCCAGAAATATATGAAGAAGAATCTTCGGAAGACGAGGAAGATATTGAAATTGAAGAAGACGAAGATGTTCCTTTTACGCGATATTCAGGAAGAGAATATAAGTTCGTAAAAATGAATATGGCGTACGACAATTGGAATACATGGGAACCAAAAAATCCGTCAGAATTGATGTTAAAAAATGCTATAGATAGTAATGAACACATCGGGTCCGACGGGTTGGACGACGAAATCTAAGTATTTTAAGATATGTGATGATTCCGATTCGGAAATTGATTCTGATTCCGATTCCGATTCGGAATCAGAAAAGGAACCGGAACCAGTTAATGTAGGTATGTTAAATGGGTATTTAAACCCAAAATATTATAAAGAAATTTTAGTCGAAGAAGATTTACTCCCAGATTAAAATCTCAGGATACTGTATATAAAAAATGTCTACCGCTGCCGAAACTGTTACGCTCGTCACGCGCGAACTCGAATCCCAATCCCTCAACGCCATTGTTGCGGGATTCTCCTTTGCCGCCGCTTTGTCTTGGATGGACTTGGTCAGGTGGTTGGTTAACCAGGTTGTTAAGGTCAACAAGAACGGTGGCATGAACTACACACTCACTGCCTTGTTTACGACTCTCTTGTCTATCTTGGTCTATGTTGGTATCTCCCGTGTTTCCACGCGTGTCCAAAAGCCATCGCAACCAATCTTCGCGGTTACTCGATAATTTTCGGTTTACGCATAACTAAAAGTAAAAATAAACCGGTTGCGACTACCATAAATATAGATATAAACGCATCCCATCTACGCGGATCCTCCAATTCGGGGATACTCATAGGTGGTGGAAGAGAAAAGTCTCGTTCCACTTTAGCAACATTCTCCAATTTATCAGTAGAACACGTTACTGCAAGTTTAAGTATATGATTTGCGTTTCTAAAATCGTATGGTATTAAACGATTATTACTACTATAATAAAATTGAACACGTAAACTTGATATTGTTTTTTGTGACCCAGAATCAAAATTGTGTTCGACTGTATCATCGACACCTGAATAGTTAATCACATCGCCGCAAAGTAGTATACGTCCGGTATAAAACGGTGTTTCCGAAAACACGGTTTTGTTAAATTCATCTGAACCACTACTTAATTTAACTATAATTGCATCTGCACCCTGTAAATTAATACTTCCCGTTTCTAAAGTATAGGGTGAAGACGTGGTAGACGAGACATTACTCGATGGTAAACCTAAAATATCATGTGGCGTTGTGTACCCATTCGTACCCGTAATATACCCGTTTGTACCCCCATAAAACTCAAATGTAAAAGGTGAACTACCCGTAAACGTTATAGCGTTCGTGTCCTTATTGAAAGAAGAACTCGTAATAACACTAGAGGCCGTTGTAATCGCCTGTGCTAATTCTGTTCCACTATAGTTTCCTATAGGTATAGTAACGGGTGTACCATTTATATCAAATTGATTATTTCTATCGTGTATGAGGTACTGACTATTATGTATACGTGCAGAAATGAGCGATATTTTAGTCACGTCATAAATAGGGTTTTTTAAGTGGACTACATAATCACCTGGATTTGGGTACAAAACGGGATCACGTTCACCACTGTCTATATCTAAAGTATGTACCTTCATTAAAATATATGAACAATATTTTAATGAGTGTATGTCTCAAAAAATAAAATGATTAAGAAAGACTATGAACCAATGGGTTATTTGAAAGTTGTCGTCTTGCTGTATCCAAACTCATATTGGATGCATTTGGATTATAGTGACCTTTATATGCATTAAAATTATGGTAATCATTAATTCTGTATTGTTGTGTCCACGCACCATTTGCTGAGTTTACTCTACCATCAATTCGAGACGTATCCGAACGAACACTCGTAACCATACCACCTTGGTTGAGTGCATCAGCGCGAACATTCATTCGCCCTGGACCAGCAGCTCTATTTCCTTTACCACGGCGTTCGTCTGGACGGAAACCGTGTTTTGTAAGTTCTTCTACTGTGTGTGGTGTACCGTACGTTTTATTCTCACCTACCTTAGTCGCTGGAGCATTTAAGTAACCACCGACAAAACTATTTATACCCGGTGCTGGTCGGTTACTATATTGATATTGTTGAATATTACCATCGGCTTTGTTTCTGGTTGGTTCCTGTGCACGTGTGAGTGCAGATACAGTTCGCTTCGCGGATGCATAATTCAAAGTATCCGTTCTAGAACCAGTTTCCGATCTATTCGTTGTTCTCTTTGTGCGTTCGTGCTCACCTCTTGATACTCTACCACTCATACCTTGTGCTCTACCTGGTACTGGTGGAAGACGACCATGTAAGAATGCTGTTTTTTCTGGTCTGTTATGAGCAACTTCACCGACGATACCACGTCGACCACCTTTGAAATCATACGCTGGACCAGACCTACCTGGTAATGTTGTTAATCTATACGCACCTACATTTTCTGGATTGACACGGAACAATTGTTGATGACCACCAAATGCTGGTACATTTGCACCAACACCCAAACCTGGACCAACGAGTTGTTTTTCAACTGGTGAAAGATTATTCATTCTACCTGCGTCATACATTCTGTTTCGCATGTTCAACACTTCTCCGCCGGCAGAGCGTTTTTGTGGAGCAATTTCAGCAAATGACCCAACTTCTTCTTTCGACGTATACGATGGTTCAATGAGTGGTGACAATGGACCTAAATATTCAGATTGAATAACGACATCCCTATCTGAAAAATCGGATACAACTTCCTGTTCTTCTTCTATCGATTTACCTTCTACTGTATACATTTCATCTGGTCGGCTTAATTTTCTTCCGGCATAAACTAAACCGGCTATAGCCAATATAGAGATGGGATCAGCCATTCTTATTTCTTATTAAGATTTTTATTGAGGTATCTTTGCTGAAACAAACCATTTTGAGTTTCTGCGCGAGTACTAATAGGGTCATATGTTTTAGATCGGAGTGGTAATTTACATTCGACATTTTGAAGTGGGTGAAAATGACTTTCGTATGTTTTTGCTAAAATCTTATTAAATCGTGAAGTTGATTGTGGTCTGAGTTTATCAGATGTCTCTATAAATTGCGCTGGTGCACCCTTTCCAGCCATATATGGAGCTGTACCATATAACATCGTATTTGGGCGACTCGAGCCGTAGTTAAGAGTACTGGGCTGGGGATAGACAAAAACTTCTTCGGTCGCACATACAGTTGGGACCGCATGATCTTGAACCATTTTCATACCTGGTTGGAGTTGATACGCCATTTACTATTACAAAAGATTTTGTTTATGCAAATCGAGTATCTACTTGTTTAATGTATTTTGGATTAAATTAAAGACCTCTCTTGTCCCCTGTTGGATCAAGACCCGCAAATGCTTCGAGTTGTGCACCTCTCGCATCCGGGTCACACAATCTTGGGTCTTGTCGACATGTATTACCTCTTTTACCATGTATAAACTCGTAATAAGGAGTATTACCTATAGAAGTATCTGGCATGCTTGTAAATTGTCTAGATAATGCATTTCTTTGATGTTCGGGTGTAAACGAACGTGAACGTCCTGGACCATATTTAATGTCACCTGTGAGATAGTTATTCACTGGTTCTCTTACCGTTGGATAGTAACACGATTGGGGTCTATCTGGTCTGTCTACATAGTCTGACACGAGTACATTACCCATAGGATTTTCTTTAGTTGGCATTAAGCATTCCTTACCTATATTATTATAAGCAACTGTTGGTCGTATGATATTATCTTTAACCATATCCGACTTTTCCATTATATAAAGAACTCCGAGTGCGGTTGCGCCTAAAACGAAAATGCGTGGGTCACGTCGTATAAGATACACTATACATGTTGCATAAATAATAAAACGTGCTGATGCATTCACGCGTTCTGTCGAAGGTTGCGTTTTTGAAGGCCAGAATTCATGAACTTTGTCTACACGAACCAATTGTTTTGGATCTTCAAACCAAGATGTCATTTATATATAATGAGTTTATTTTTTCATCATACCACCTAACATGCCCTGCATGGTTTTCAT